CGAGAACCGTGAAAACCCCCGGTGGAACCGGTCGGGGATGATGAATTTCCTCCGATTTACGGGGAACATTCAGGGTAAACTGCTGATCGACTACGGGATGACCGATCCAGTTATTCTAGGCCAGCCCCTCCGTGACCACCACGTTGAGTTGTGGCTGATTGGAAAATGGGTCATAAAATGCCAGTTGACACCAAGTCCGAGGAAGCGGCACCCGTACTACATCACGTCATTCGAGAAAGTGCCCGGAACGCCGGTTGGCAATGGCCTGCCGGATATTTTGTCGGACATAGAGGATGTCACCAACGCGACCTTGCGGTCCTTGGTCAACAATATGTCGATAGCCTCCGGGCCGCAAGTGATTATCTTAGACGACAGGCTCGCGCCGGGGGAGAACGGGGAGCAGATATTCCCGTGGAAGAGGTGGCACGCACAGAGCGACCCAACGGGGAACGGGAACACGCAGCCTCCGGTGGACTTCTTCCAGCCGCAGAGCAACGCACAAGAGCTACTGGCGGTCTATCAGGCGTTTGGCTCCATAGCCGACGACATATCAGCGATACCGAAGTATCTCTCCGGGCAGGGAGTAGGCTCGGGCGCAGGACGCACGTCTTCGGGTCTCGCTATGCTCATGGGCAACGCGAGCAAGATACTCCAAACGGTCGCCGCTAATATTGACCGGGACGTGTTCGATCCACTTCTGCAAGGCACCGTTGACGTTTTGATGCTCAGCGATACTGCTGGTTGGTTACGTGGCGACGAAAATATCCAAGTTAAAGGCGTCAACGTCGCCATTCAGCGTGAGACTGAGCGGTCCCGTCAGCTTGAGTTCTTGCAGATCACTGCTAATCCAATCGACGCTCCAATTCTTGGGGTTAAGGGCCGCGCTAACCTTCTGCGCGCTCTATCTACCAACATCGGGCTGGACGGCGAGCAGATCGTCCCGACCGAAGAGGAAATCGACGCCCAGCTTGAGGCCGAGGCACGCACTGCGGCTGAGATGGAAGCCCCTCCCCCTGAAGGGGAAACCACTGAGACCGTTGCTGCCGGAGCTAAGGCGCAGGGGCAACAGACGCCCAAGGGCGGTGATGTTACGAAAGACCAAGGTCCACGCACCCGTATTGCGGGTGGGGTAGGATAGGAGGGTACAATGCCACTTCAGTATGTAGACCGGGAAGACATTGGCGGTGCCCTTCGGCGGGCTGGCTCCACCAAAATTAGAATTGACAGTCAGGACTACGAGAATGTCCTGATTAACGAGTTGGCTGAGCCTTTTCTTCGTGTTGACAACGAAGACATGACAGGGATCGTTGGGGGAATTTCAACCGACACAACGGCTCCCGTCAACACCGGATTTACTCCCGCTGACAACGCTACAGGAGTATCGATCAACGTTGCTCCGACTGTGGCGTTTGACGTACCCGTCGTTCTCGGTGAAGCTGGGCTATTCACGCTGAAGAAAACATCCGACAACAGCACCATTGATAGTTGGGATGTTGCTGTCGATGCAGGGTCCGGTGCAGGGCAGGTTCAGATTTCCGGCAACAACGTGATACTGCATTTGACTGCCGCACTTGCAGCCGCAACGCAGTATTACATCATTTGGGCGGCAGGGGTGGTGACCGATCTGAGTGGAACCCCGGTCGCCGCACAAGCCAGCACCACTGCGTGGAGTTTCACGACAGCATGAACCCTCCGATTTACGCCGGAGTACGACAACCAACGAGCAAGGAAAGGACGTTGATTATGCCCACTACCGGAAAGAGCAAGACCAAGTCGAAGAGTTCCCCAAAGTTCGCGGTCGGCGGAAGCGGCCACATGGTTGGTCAGCAGTACGCAGGACCGCAGAAGCCGGGGACGACTGCTACCGATCCGAGTGGAAATGGCGGGAAGTTTGCTAAGGGCGGCTCCGGCCATATGGTTGGCAAGCAGGAAGCTAGCCCCGCGAAGCCTGCCTAACGTCATACTGGGTGTGACAATTGGCCGAGCAGATCAAAGCTGAGGAAGTGTTGGCGCGAGCCTGCGCCAACATGCCTACTTTTAACTTGCAAGCACTTGTTAACGGCTTGCAGGCGTATCACGAACAGTGGTACAAGGAATTTGTTCAGGCCAGTACAGACGTTCTCCCAAGGATGCAAGGCAAAATTCAAGCAATTGAGCAAATCGTAAAGGTCGTGTTGGAAAGCCGTCAAACCGTTGCTAAGATCGACGCGCGGCGCGTAGCTAACACACCTGCCGATGGACAACGGATGGCAATGTAATGGCTACCCCTATGGTTAATAATGACACAAGCGTCAAAATCCCCCGCGCCATTACGGCTGCTGCGGCGCGTGCTGATGAAATTCACAAGGCGGCGTACCCTACGAGTGACCCGCCTCCCGCGACACCGCCAGAAGGCACACCACCGGCGAACCCCCCTGAACCGCCCCCGGCGAATACGACACCGCCGCCTCCTGCACCAGTTGTCCCGCCTCCAACGAATGAGGACTGGCAGGGACGTTACCATTCACTGAAGGGGCGTTTTGACCAGACACAGGGTCAGTTGCAGAACCAAGCGGCGCGGATTTCCAGCCTTGAGGCGATGATCGCGACGATGGGTCAGCCACCGGCTCATACTGCACCAACCCCGCCTAAACCAGCCAGTAAGCGGGTTAAGCCCGAAGAAGTCGAAGAGTACGGCGCTGATTTCGTTGACGTGGTGCAGCGTGCCGCACTTGATATTGTGCAGCCGCTACTTGACGACGCGCTTGGTAAAGTCCGTACCGAAGTCAAGACGGAGATTGGCAAGGTCGGCGGCAAGGTTCAGTTGGCTGAACGCGAGGCGGCTGTTTCTAGCCACCAGAGGTTGCTGGACGCTCTCGATAAGGGTTTAACGAATTGGCGTGTGATCAACAAACATCCCAAGTTCTTGAATTGGTTGAACTTGACAGAGCCTCTGAGTGGTGCTATAAGGAAGAACCTACTGAACGATGCAGTCGCACAGGGTAACGCCACACGGGCTTTGTCGTTCTACAGGCAGTTTCTTGCTGAAGAAGGTGATCCGGCTCCCGCAGTTCCACCCGAAAATACGCCCCCGGCTTCCACCCCTCCCAATGGGAACGGTGCAGGCAACGGCAGCGGAAACGGACTGGAAAGATACGCGGCACCGGGCAGACCAGCAGCGTCGGGCAGCGCAACACCGCCTGCGACCCCCGATAAAGGTGAAATAATCACCCGCGCCCAAATCAGCGCCTTCTACGCGCGTAAAGCCAAGGGGCATTACACGACGGAGCAGGCGGCGGACCTAGAAGCGCAAATCTTCGCGGCCGACAGAGAAGGGCGTATCCGTTAACCCCAGCGTGCGTGTACGCACGAGAGGTTGGAGACGCAAATGCCATTCCCAGCAGCAGGTCCGGCGACCACACCGCCGATATGGCCAACCGGTTCAGCCGGTAACAATCTTTCCGCGACCGGTTTCATCCCCGAAATCTGGTCCGGCAAGCTCATCGAGAAGTTCTACCACTCGACCGTCCTCACGGCGATCAGCAACACCGACTACGAGGGCGAAATCAAGAACTACGGCGATAAGGTCATCATTAGGACCAAGCCGACGATCACGATCAACGACTACGCGGCTGACGGCTTGCTCGCTGTCCAGCGCCCGACCGGCAACTTCACGGAACTGAACATCGATCAGGGCAAATACTTCAATACCGCCCTCGATGACGTGATGGAGAAGCAGTCGGATATTAACAACCTGTCTCTGTGGGCTGACGACGCCTCAGAGCAGTTGAAGATCGCCATCGACACCCAAGTCCTTCTCGGAATGCTCAACGGCGCGGCAGCGGCCAATCGTGGCCTCACTGCTGGCGCAATCTCCGCCGATATCAACCTCGGCGTCACCGGCACCCCGCTGGCGGTTGTTCCCCGCTCACCGGCTGTCGGCGAAGTGGAAATCATCGACGTTCTGCTTCGGCTCGGTCAGGCTCTTGACGAGCAGAACATCCCCGAAAGCGGCCGGTGGGCAATCATCCCGGCGTGGATGGGGACGATGATCAAGATGTCCGAAATGCGGCAGGTCTACCTCACTGGTGACAGTGTGTCGATGCTCCGTAACGGGCGGCTCGGCATGATCGACCGGTTCACCATCTACGTCAGCAATCTACTCCCGAAGGGGGTGATCGCTGGCCCGCCCGCACTGGCGGCTGGTGAGTGGGTGATCTACGCTGGCCATCCGCACGGCCTCACCTTCGCGTCGCAAATGACCAACATGGAGACCCTGCGGTCGGAAATGTCTTTCGCCAACCTCCTGCGCGGCCTGCAGGTCTACGGCTGGAAGATACTCGACAACATCGCCATCGCTCAGGCGGTTGTCACCAAGGCGTAGTCCTCCGGCTACGTTTTGATGACTGGGGGTGGTCAGAGGCCGACCACCCCTACCTAATGTCACACTGGGTATGACAAATGAGCGCGCTTGAAACTGTAGCGGAATATGTGACAGCGGCGCGCGTGCTGCTACAGGATACGTACGGTCCCAATTACCGCTATCCATCCATTGACATTGTTAATGCATTGAACTTTGGCCTGATACGTGCTCGGCAACTCAGGGCCGATTTATTTATCCAGTCAGACGGGGTTATCCCGTTTTACACGCAAGAAAACGACCAGCCAGTCCCGTTTGAGCCTATGTACCGGGAAGGGCTTCTCAACTACATCGTTGGTCAAATACAGCTTCGCGACGACGAAGATACGACTGATCAGCGGTCTGCGGCATTAAAGAACGCCTTTGTTACCCAATTGTCGGTTGGGTCCGGTTCCGATACAGGTGTGGAAACGCAATAATGGACTACGTCACACGGCTCATGGCTGCTGGCAGAATA